GAGCTAATGACAGCCATCAAAAGTATGGATGACTATATTAAGAAATTTAAACAAGAAAAACAAGAAGCTTATGACAAAGATTGGCATCAAAAGGTAAGGCGCAAACAACAGGTATGCAAAGCATTTTTGTCGCAAATTATTAGTTTAGACCACGATGAAAGTTTATTTAGATCTATTTATGATAAACATTTTTCTAAAATTATTTTAGAATATATAGATAGGAACGAGTTTAGAACTATCCACAACAAAGCACGTTCTTTAGCTATTGCTGAATTAGAAAAGATAACATGACACCAAAACAAAGTCGCAAGTCAGAACGTAAGCTTAATAAGCTTAGAGAAAACAAACTTGAAGAATTAGCAAAAAAATTAGATTCTGATATTAGAGGTTACGATCATATTGTTGAATATGCAGACAACCATACTGCAAGTCTTCGTAGTGATTGGGTAGATGAAAATATTAGAACTATTATTATGAAACATAACTACAACGTAAATAAAGTTGCGAAGATGTTAATTAGAGATTTTACTGATAAAGAACAGGAGGCAGCTGAAAATGCAATCGCAGAATTTTAGAGATAAAGAAATACTAGCAATGACACCTGATATGGAGGGTGTTACAAGACCGAGAAAAGATAAAAAAACTAAAAAATTTACTTTTATCGTTAAAGGAATTGGTATTGGAACTGCACCTATGAAAATATCTACACAAGCAGAAACACAAGCAAAAGCTGTTAAATATATTAAGGCTAGATGGAAAGATTGTAGTTACGAATTGATATAAAAATCATAAAAAAATCTTGTATGTCACACATTTAGTTTGTAAAGGTCATTTTGGGGTGCAGCCAATATATTATGGTCTTACATATAAATTTCAAGGTTGGTTTTATGACGGAAAAGTTGTCTATCTCAGCAAAACATTTGAATTACGATCAGAAGCACAGGCAGCAGCAGAAAGACTCAGGGCAAATTATATGTTGCGGTAATCATGTATTTAGAGTTATAAATGGAACAAGATACTGGCTTAGTCCTCCACCAGATGATTACGAGGCATAAATACAAAAATGGCTTCTCTTAGATACCATGCTGGTCGCATGGTTCTCTATGAAGAAGAACCTACAGTATGGCGAGTTAAGATTAAGACAAAACAAGGCAAGTTAAATTTACCTTTAAAAGCAAAAGAGCTAGAGCCTGCACTTATAGAAGCAGAATATTTATATGCAGATGCTAGATGTATGAGCAGAGATCATCCGCTATGTATAGATTGCATACATCACTTAGTTATAAAAGCAGAGTGTGGTCTTGGTATGCCAGAAGGTAAAGCTAGTGGGGGAGTCTGGGCGAAGGATTGCGCTTACTTTTGGGAGAAGAAGATTTAGTATCTATCCTGTCTATATGATCGCCAGCTTGATTTATTATTTTTACTAATCTGTAATTTTCTTTTGCAAAAGCACTTATAAGATCTGGTATGTCATTAGGATCAAGTGTTTCTATGACATGACGTAAAAATATCTCAACGTGTAATTCCTCTTCTAGTGTAACGTCAGCTAAAACCCAAGGTTCAACTTTGCGCCTTTTTTTGGCTTGATTATTAAACCAGTTTGACCAAGGCATAACAAGTTTCATTACAAGTCCCTCCAACCTAAGACTAACGTACTGGTCTTATAAGGCAACAAAGCTATACTTAGCTTAGTTACACTTACACACTATGCCCGGACATTACGGAACAGGAATGAAAAAGAAAAAGAAGAAGAAAGGCGGTAAAAAATAATTACCTGCCCGGAAACAAAGCTTTTTCTAACGCATCAACTAATCTATCATCAACTGTGTTATCAGTTTTTTTAACCATAGCTCGTACTATATCAAGTGCGAGTTTTTTTATTGCAGAACCTCTAAGAAAGGCAAACAAAATTGGTTCAATAATTTTTAGCATAATTTTTTATATGTTGCTACGTTTATAGTAGCTCACTCCTCACACTTAGAGCTATAGCCTCTTCTGCTGGTCATAAAGGAAGAGGCTATCTTCTTGGCTTAATCTCTGCTACAGCAAGTTCTACTTCTTTAAGTCGATGAAATACCTCTTTCATGTCATCGTGCATATCATCTATTTTTGTTGTTAATAATTCTATTGCTGTTGTATTTCGCACGAGATCATCTCTTGATTGTCTTCCTCTATAAGAAACAGATCCTACAGATACAAAGCAAGCTGTCATCATTGCTCCACCCACTGCTGCTATTACTTCAACCACTTTACGAGTCCTCTATATATGTCTATTATACAGAAAAAGGTTATGACACCTAAGAAACCTAAAAATCTTTTTCAAAAATTGAAAGAAAAAGTTGCTGATAAAGAAGAACAATTTGAGTACATCTCAGTCGCAGTAAGGCTTCTGGTAGTTTTTTGGAGTGGCCTTCTTGTTACAAGCAACTACTTGCCTAAAATCCCCGGCCTTACTACTGGAGAGAAACAGGATATAACATTTCCGGCCAGTTTATTAGCAACGGCACTTTCCAGTTTTGGGCTAGAGCAAGCTAAAAAAGGTAGTAAGAAAGACGATAAAGTTGCGGAAAATGAGGGTATGGTGCAGACTATAAGAGTAATAACACCTATTAAAATAGAAGGTGCTGAAGTAATCGACTCTAAATCACAAAAATGAAAAAGCTTCTTCCGTTTATCTTTGCGCTAACGGCAGCGACTCCAACCTACGCAGACCTCTCGCATAGTATTACGGCCTCTACAAAACTTACTGTAGGAGGTGCTAGTACAACTTCTTCAAGACTTGGAAATAGTTATAGCATTAGCGGTTCTGGAGTGGACACAAGTTACACTACTGGAGCAGGCCAAACAGTTAGTGATGGATTAGGATCTTTAAATGTCACAAGTGGTGTAGCTGAAGCTCCAGCTATTACAGTTACCCAAAAAACAGCCGGCAACAGCTTCACATTTAGTCAGTCATTCAACCAAGCTGATGCAATACCGGGTAGTGCTGTTACAACTGGTACTAATCCTAATTTTTCTGATAATGTTACAAGTATTGCTGGCGGTACAGCCGGCGATCTTGCTGGAACAGTTACATCAGCAGGTGCGGTTACACTTACAGCAGGGGGACACAATACTGAGGCACTTGGTCAAATAACCTCTACTTTAGTAGTTGATTAGGTGAGGTTATGTATAGGTATGCGATTCTGCTAAGTTTTTTTAGCGCACCTGTATATGCTAATAGTGTAATTCCTAATTTTAATCAAGGTGTGCTTACTCAAAGATCAGAGACAAAAAGTACTGTTGTGGAGGACATAAAAAGTTTTGACATAAACAATGGTTATCAACTTACAGTAGGTGGCGAAAACGTAAAAAGTTCTACAGGTAATGTAGCACCAGAAGGATGGACAAAATTAAATACAACAATACAGGGAACAGGAACTACTTATGTTTCTCCAAATTTAGATAACAAGCCTACATTTAGTATCGTAAATGAAGGGGAGAGTTTTCAATACTATGAAACGCTTGAGGCTCCGGGCATTACGAATTACACCCATATAATTAGAACCACTCAGATAGAAAATGTAACTGATACAACCAGTACCTTTAGCCAATGAAGAGATATTTATGCTTACTGCTTTTACTTAATAATCCTGTTTTTGCAAATTCTGTTAACACAACAAGCAATTCGTCTGGAAGTGTTGTAAATCAAGCTGTCCAAGTAGTACCTTCTAGAAATTTTAATTACCAGATGAATACTATTCAATGCCAAGGTGCTACCCTCAATATCTCGCCATTTGTCTCTACAACGTATGGATTTGCCACTCCGTATGAAACGCATTTTGATAGACCAGTATATTCAAGGCGTGATACTGAAGGAGATTTTGACGATGAAAATGAACCTATTGGAGATGGTGATGTAGATGTTGGATATAGAGGTGAAATATTATATTTTGAACAAGTTAGGACAGGTCAAAAAAGAGCAAATGTATCTATTAATGGAGGGATAACTGCTACGTTTAGTATTCCATTAGATCGAGAACCTATAAGACAATGCC